GATAGGTATCAATAGGGCAACTTATTACAAATGTTGGTTTGTTCATAACTTTTTAATCTATGTTTATATTAATTTTATCTTGATCTCCCTCGGGTTTTGAATATACTGCATATTGGGGGAGTAAATCAAATTCTTGCCCTTTAAGCATTTTAGTATATTTTTTTCCAGTTCCTGGTTTTAAATATCCTATTGTCATATGGGGATGATAGTCTGGGAAGTTGGAAGTAAATGGGTATTGTTGTAGATCAGAATTTGTTTCATGTAAATTATCTCCTTTAATATCAAATTTCAACACATCATAATCCTTATTTTCAAACAATGAAGCGTTATGTGCTTTAACAGTTGAATAAGTATATTTATCTAATACATTTTTAATATCCTCAGTAGATACTCCCTCATGTAAGCCATAAAGTAAGGTACAATGTGGTTCATTTTCTAAACCAAATGAACGATCTCCTTCTTGAGTGTATATATCTTCAGGATCAATACTGTCATGAATTTCATTCATGTTAGGAAAATTAAAGTATAACATGGCACAACCAAAATCATATGTTTGTTTTTCTTCAACGATTAAACCTGCTAGTTTTTGCATTCGTTTAAATTCTTGACTTTCCATATTTTAATATACAAATGCGTGATTAATTGTGTCTTCTTTAACGTCGTTAACGTTGATTAATTCATATTTTTCGCGTGGAGTCCACGTTGAAAATAATTGATCTATCGCCATAATTGCTTTAGCTCCCATATCTTCACCTGTAAAACCTACATCATTGATGGCCCAATGTCTACCTGTTTTACCTAATTCTTTTCTTGTTTCTCTATCTAAAGCATATACTTTAGCAATTTGAACAGCTGCGTCTTCTGCATTACATCTGTCATCCCAAATATAAGGTGTTTTAGGAGAACCTTGAATTGAACGGTTAGTTGGGAATACTGGGAATGCCCATACACCATGATTTTTATATCTTCCTGTATGGTTTGAAGGGATTTCTGGGGTTGGTGTGTACCAATTTCCATATTCATCTTCAAATCCCATTTGGTCTTGCATACCACCTGTTACGTTAGCGATAATAACAGTTCCTGCTAAAATTGCTTCTGTTAATGATAGACCCCAACCTTCGTTTGATGTTAATAAGATTTGGGCATCTGCAATATTATACAATTGGTTTAATTGTTTAGTTTCTAATTTGTTTTGAGAAAAATAAATTGCTTCAGGATAATCATTAAATAAAATTTTACGCACTGCCTCTAAATCAGTTCCATGTTCACTTACTATTTCAGTATGCATAATCATAGCACATTTAGTTGCCTTTTCTTTTGGAAGTGTATCCAAAAATAATTTAAAAGCAAGCATGGTATCTGGGATTTGTTTACGTCTGATGTTTCTTGAATTGAAAAATACAACAAAATCTTTTTCTTTACCTTCAAATAAATTAGATTTTACCTGTTCAAGTTCTTTTAACTCATCCTCTTTTTCAATTGGATAGTACATTTCATGATTTAAACCATGAGGAACATATTCAATTACTTTATTACCTCGTTTCTCATCCAAAACTAATTCATTGATCAATTTTGTTTGTTTAGAGATTGCTAATAAAGCATCACATGATTCATAAAATGCTTTGTTATATAATGGAGCAGGTAAATCATCCCAAATATTCAAGTAAATAATTGGTGTTGTTTTTCTAATCTCATTTTCAATCATAAATAACCATTCAAAATATCTTGGATCAGTAATTAACATAATTGCATCTGGTTTTTCTAGATCAATTAATTGTCTGATTAAATCAGCATCACCATATCCATCTACAGGGTATAAGAATATAGAGGCATCATTTAATCCTGTATTGTTGTTTGTGTCTCCACTTAAATCAAATCGTTTACCTTTTTCAGGGTGATTAATTGCACCTGCAATATTTACCCAATTAAAATGTTGGGCTGTGTTTAAAACTAATTCACGTGCTACTGTAGCTACACCTGAGTGTACTCGTAAATCGTCACAAATTAGCATGATTTTTTTCCTCTCATTTTGAGGCAGATACTTAAAACTTGAATTCATATAACTATTTTAATTTTTAATAAATGTAGGAAATTAATCCTCGGTTTCCAAACTTAAATCACTGTGATTGTGAACTTGTTTTCTAAAATCTTCGTTTGTTAAATAAAGATGAACTGCTCGTTCAGATAATTTTTGGAAGCTAAATTTACGTTTTATACACTCCACTTTAAACTGTTCAAATAGATCTTTATCTAATTTAACAGATGTTAATTGTTGGTTTTTTTCACTCATAATATATTTTTATTTATTTATATAATATACATATATAAGGGAATTTAGTAAGTCGCAGAACATAAATGAGTTTTATGAAAAGGACACCATTTACATTTATCGTTGGGGGTTGGTTGATGGTCAACATCTTTATAACCATTTCGATCAAATGCTTGTTCTACAAATGATTCAATTGACTTAGATACTTTATTTAGTTTTACTTTACCTGATGCAGGTTTATATAATTGTACACGTTTTATTATAAAGTCTTTACTTTCATATAATTTACGTTTTACAATTAAAAACTCTATGTCTATATTCTCTATTGGGTGGTTGTATATTTCAGAAAAATATTTTTTATAAAGAATAAGTTGGAATTGTTTTTGTTCATCAGATTTTTCTCTTTTAGTCCAACCTGATTTGCTAGTTTTAATATCTATAATCTTGATTGTATTAGTTGGTTCATGATACATTACTATATCAAGATACCCTTGAAACAATACATTATATAATTTAGGGTGGGGATGTAAAGATAGGGGTAATTCAACTCCAACTAAATGCCAACCGCGTTTAGAGAAGTACTTACCTCTATCTTTAGATAACTCTCTAATAATGGATACTCCATCATCATAAAAATCTCTTAATTCTTCAGGTTTTAAGAAATGTTGATTTTTGTTTGCTTTATATTGTTTTTTATATTCCTCACGTAATGCATCTTGAAGCATCTCTGAAGTATTTAAGCGATCTGCTTCGGCTCCACTTTTCTCATACATTGTAGTTAAATATGCTTGTACTACTTCATGCAATGCAGTTCCAAAAACAGTATGAATAGATGAGGTGAATTGTTTATGTCCTTCTCTATATTGTAGTGACCATTTTTTAGGACACTCATTAAACATAGATAACTGTGAATATGACACAAGTTTTTGGGATGCAAAATCAATTTGAGGTAATTGTTTACTTTTTATCTCTTTTATCAGGGAAGGTAACTTCTTTTTCATTAACTAAATGTACAAAACTTATTTTAAATTTCCAAGGAAAAAGAAACCTCCACGATAGCGACGTTGGAGGTTTCGCCGTTACAGTTTTTGTAACGGTCCTAAATATTATTTAATGATACCGGCTCTAATTTGCCATGATCTAATTTCATCAATATTTTCTTGAGACCCAATTATTGAACTGTAATCATCCATCGTTAATGTTTTACCTGAAGTAGATAATGAGATGATTTTTTCAGCTACATCATGTAAGTCCATGTCTGTTTGAGAATCTTCTCTAGCATATTCGAGTAAACGAATAAATAGAGGAACGTCTACTGTAATTATGTCTTTTGGATTCATATTAGTAGTTAGTTGGTTCTTCTACTTCTTTACCTTCTTCCATTGATTTTTCTGCACCTAGTAATTTAGCTAAAGCGATCAATCCACCGGCAACACCAGCAGTAATTACAAATCCAGCTGCCACACCAGGACCCATACTTCCAATAGCTACTGGGATAATTGGGACAAGAAGGGATTTCATTAATCCACCACCTATATCACTTAAAGCACTAGCTACTTTTGCTTTAGTATCACCTTCAACTTCAGTTAAGGATTCGTCAAGTTTACCTGCTACATCTTCAATTCTTGAGCTTGCAGTAATACCTGCTTTAGCTAATTCAGCTCTTAATTGATCTTTTTGTTCGTCAGATAAGTTATCAACGGTTGATTCTAATTTGTCTTCTACAGCAGCTTCAACTTTTTCACCTACAGCAGCAGCATCATCAGCTTCATTAATATCTTTGATATCGTCTCTTTCTCTGTTTGGTTTTATTTCATAACGCTCACCTAAGAAATGTTCAAAAGCCATTTCATAATCTGTTTTTTCACGAGGTGGGATTTGGTTAATTGCTCCAATTCCAACAATTCCTCCGATCATTGATTCGTTTAAAGATGATTTATCTTCTTCTAAAATTTCTTTATTGATAACAGCTGTATATTCACTTTCAGTGATTACACCTGCTAACATTTGCATACGTAAAGTTTCTTTATCCATTTTGTGTATTTTATTATAAATATTATAAACCTTTTATTTCTACGGTTTTTTTCAATTTCTCTAAATACAATATAGCATCCATATGCTCTTGTTTAGCATGTTCAATCCATTCTAAAATAGATAAATCTTCACGATCTAAATCTGTATTGTATTTTTGTTTTCCAAATGCTGCTCTATCAACAAATTGGTCTATAATAGAATCTACAATAGAATCGGTTCTTTTAATCGTTCGAGTAAGTAGTGATTCAAATTTTGGTCTTCCGACATCTGTGTTTCTTGTCATTGTTTTAATAGCTTTTCTGTTTCTTTCTCATCAACACCCATTTTCCAAAGAATATCTCGTAAACCGTATACTCTTAAAATGTCAATGTATTCTTCGGCTTCACCTAAACCGCATTCAAAATATTTCGCTACGTACTCTACTAACGTTGCAGGTTGTTTTTTGTTTCTTGACTTAATATACTTCAAGAATACTTTTGTTTTCGGAATCATCTCTCTATAAATTTGATATGTTTGTTGTTTGTTCTCGTAAGGTAGAGTTTGAACATAATTTGCCAATTCAACATAAGCTATATTCATAGATAC